ATGGTCAGTTATTCTGTAAAACTTATTTGTAATAAACTGCGCATCCAGAAGGATGGTCAGGCATCGTTGTACCTTCGTGTTACTATCAACAGAGAAACATACTATGTACCGTTAAATCTAAAATGGCCGGCTGACCTGGTTAATAATAAAGAGGGAATGTTATATCCCAGGACCAAAAGAGATCCGGATTACAGCGACTACCAATTAATAATAGATACAGAGCTTAGTAAGGTAAATGAGATTTTTAAAATCTATAGGATTCAAGATCGAAACCTTACAATGGAGTTATTCAAAGATGATCTTCAGAATATTGACCGAAGGCGTGACTTTATACCTTACATGGAACATAAAATTAGTGAACGGTATAAATACAAGGAAATATCCTTTAAAACGAAAACGGCACATACTGGTACGCTAAGGCGATTGAAAAAATTAAAATCAGTTATTCCTTTGTATTCAACAGATAGACAATTATTGCAACGGTTTAAAGCAAAATTGATAAAGGATTATGATAACGATGCCGGCACAATCTGGGGCAGAATAAAAGATGTAAAAACATATCTTCACTTAGCCATTGAAGATGGTCTTACAGTTAACCCTGATTTTGAAAATTTTGTGAATACACCCCCTTTACCATCGATAACGTATTTAGAAGAAAATGAAATTAATAAACTGCTATCCCTTTACAATTCAAATCGGCTTGACGATGTTAGACAAAATGTACTCAGGGCATTTCTATTTTCGTGTTTTTCATCCCTAAGGATCTCGGATATCCAGTTGGCCGAATGGGGCTGGGTTACTTTGAATAATGAATTACAATTTATTCCATACAAAAACCGAAGGTTTAAAAGGGAGGTAATAATTCCCTTGTCAACAATTGCAAAGAAATTTATTGCCCGAAAAGTGGGTAAATTCTTTGTTTTACCCACTGATCAGGAAATGAACAGGTGTTTAAAAGACATTGCCAACGATGACAGTGTGAAAATAAATAAAAATCTTACTTTTCACGTTGCCAGGCATACGTTTGGTACCCACTATTACCGCCAGACTAAAGATGTAGTGACACTACAGAAAATAATGGGCCATTCAAAAATAACCACTACAATGATCTACGTCCATGTAAATGAGAATGACAAAAAAACAGGAATGGATTTAATGAATGATTCGTTCTTAAAAAACACAGGTTTTTTAAGATTAGTCCGATAATGTTGTGCGCTATTTCTTGATAGCCATTCCAGTAGCTTCATATCCCCAATCAGTTACACCTTTATCACGTGTAATTGATATAAATTTTATTTGAAGGTTAATAATTCCATTCGCACCTGATGCTATAGCTTTCTTGTAAAGTTCCTCTAAGACAATTTCCCTTTTTGCCTGGATGTATTCATTTGTAGTTCCAGGAGATTGTTGTACCGAAGTTCCATAAATATCATCAGTAAAGGATTTCCCAGGTTTATCAGACACTTTATACCCAGCCATGTTTACTGCTGATACGGATGCTATTGGATCGTAGGCAAAACTGACACTGTTTGATTCCGTAAGAAAAAAACCTTTGTTGTGGTAAATACTATAATCAAGTGTGTTTGAAGTTAACGTGGCTGGCCTTCTTAATAGGGAACAGCTGGATAGGCACATTGTAAAAGCGATAGCGTAATAGATATTTTTCATGTCTTTGTAGTTTTTTTAAAAGTATAAAAAATTACCCACTTTGCACGTTTCTAGTAGCAATCACGTCCTCCTGATACTTTTCAAAGTCGGCATAAACAAAATTCACTTTTTTATCTTGGGCAGCTTTTTGAGCCTCAATTAATGAATCCATTTTTTCTAATAATGCAGCTGTATCGCTTTTACCCGTTGAGCTGGTAGCATACCCAGATGTTCCTGTACTGGTAGATGTATAGCTTTGTAACCCATTTGAGCGGTAATTTCTCTCAGCTTTGTTAGCAGAAGCTGTATCGATGCTATAGTTTACTTGCTGGTACATTTTTTCACCTAGTGATTGGCCTTTCATCATGCTTGCAGTCTGTTCAGCTGTATAAACATCTGTTCCAGCTGGGAGATCGGCTAAAGTGGCCTTATCTGCCAGCCACAATTTGCCATTCTCGTTAATTAATTCTGGCCCTTTTTCACCAACGATAGCTTTACCACCTTCAAAATTACTTACTCCAACTCCAAATTCTGGCGGTTTTTGGGCTGCAATTACTGCAATTTGAGCGGCAGCAGCAATCCCAGCTGCGACAGATGCAAAAACGTTTGGAAGTGCTTTAACAACTGCCAAAGCACCATTTATAATTGCCTGGCTTAAGGCTGCGTTTCGGTCAGCCTGCCACGCTTTAAGTTTTTCTGCTCTAACTTTTGCATCATATTTTGCATTTATGACTTCTTTTTGCTTCTCAGTAAGGTTTTTATTCGCCAGCTCACCCTGTCTTTGCCGATCCAGTTCCCGCAATGCCATGTCAGTTTCACGTTGGCGATTATTTGCAGCAATGGAGAAATATGCATCTGAAACACTTTGAGCGCCCTGAATTAAAGCATCCTTTTTCTTTTTATCCTCATCATCATCGGTATCAGTATCAACAGATGCGTTCGCTTCTGATCGTTTTTTTTCAATAGCGTCTATTGTGTCCTTAAAAGCTTGTGTTTCTTGAATTTCCTTCCCGAATTTTTCTTTCAGAGCAATGATTTCATCATCATATTGCTTTTTAATCTTTGCCAGTTTTTGCTCTCTGGCAGTACCATCTTGTATTCCAAATTCAGTTTCAATCTTGCGCTTTTCCTCTTCCAGACGTTTTTTTTCACGCAATTCGGCACTGCTTAATTCCTTTGTACGCTCTAGTTTGAGGTTATCTAAGGCAGACTGATTTCCAATGTTGTCTTTTTCTAATCCATCATAAAACTTATTTATAAGATCCTTTTCCTTTTGCAGCTCATTTTCATGTGCATTAGTTAATTTAGTTCTTAATTCGATAATTTTTCCGTTTGTTTCGGTTTCCTGCCTTACCCTAAGGTTTGACAAAGCAGTGTCCTTTTCCGCAGTTAATTGGGAAATTTGAGCCTCAATTGTATTTCTCTGATCAGCCGTTATCTTCTTAAGATTTAAGAAGTTCCGTTGCCGTTCGATCAGATCATCATACTTACGGCTTTCCTGATCTACTTCTTTTTGATTTTTACTTAGTTGATCTTCGAGCCGCTGTATTCCTAAATTCTTGTAATCTTCATCAAGCTTTTTATAGATAGCAAGGTTTTTCTTTGCTTCAGCTTCAAGTTCCTTGCTATTAGCCCCAGAACTGCTAATTATAGGAACTGATACAGTTGGTGCATTATTTTGGGCCATTTTCGTTGTTTCCCCGTTGCCATTTAATTTGTATTTATTGGCAAAGCCGGTTTGTGCATTTAAGAGCTTGGCCCTTTCCTCTCCAGCATCACTATAACCCCGTTGTAACTGCATTAAGTTTTGTTGTGCAACTTTGATATCATTAACATCCATCTTGATGTTAATACCAGTACCGTCCCGTTTTGCTTCATTCAATTTTCTTACTAGGAAGTCGGCCTGTGCTAAATCAGAAAGGTTTTTTGGAAGGATGATATTTAAACCTTTGTCTTTGGCCCGATCCATTATGGTGGCCATTGTCTGTGATAGCTGTGTACTGGCTTTATCTAACCTCAAAAATGCGTCAGCTTCATCCTGTATCGCATGATTTAAATCTTCACTTTTCTTCTGAAAAGCTATTCTCATAACCAATGCATTATTTATCTCATTTAATATCGGTAGCAAATTGCTGTTAGACACTTTTTCCGCATTAATCTGCCCCAGATAGGCGGGATATTGTTCTTTCAGACTTTTGATGATGCCAACACGTGTTTCATGTGATGTGTTACTAGCCTGAAGCTGGATCATGTTTGCGGCCAGGGAAATCCTGTCTTTATCCAGCGTTTCAGAAAGCCGGGTTTCTGTGGCACGTTCCAGCCATCCAACTAGTGGGGCAAAAACCTGGGACATGCTGGCTTTTGATTGTACAATTAAGCCACCCAGAGATTCCTGAATATTCCCTAACCTGGTTTGCAGCTTTTGCATTGATCCGGTATCGGTTTCAGCCAGAGATTTTCCAACACCGCCAAATTCTTTTGCTAACTCCGCTAAAATGATCTTTTGGGCACCAGCTGCATCATTTGTCGCAACCATGCTTTTTACCGTTTTAACCTGATCTTCTGTAAATGATACACCTACTTTCCTTAAAGCAGTCATACCCTTAATCGGGTCATTTAGAGCCTTTCCGACCTGCATAGTCGTGGCCTGTATTGTTTCCATTGAAACATTACCATTGTTCAGGGCAGCAGTCATATCAACAATGGCCGGTAAAGTCTGATCAAAGATTTCCCCTCTGATATTGGTGAAGGTTAACAGCAGGCTTTCAGATTTAGTAATCACATCATCATCTACACCGGTTAAATTCATGATCGATTGTGCCATTTCATCCAAATGGGTTTTGGTTTGACCAGCAACGCCACCAGTGGATTTTATAACAGCCTGCAGTTGTGCCTGTCCCTGTTCAGATTCAGAAAATGCGGCCTGAGATCCGGCTATAAAAGTCTGGATTGCACTCATTGAACTTTCCAAAAATCCAGACAGCAAATTACCAGCGGCAACGCCTGCGGTAATCTCAAGCCAATGTTCCTTAAGCGTTTCCGATTCATCATTTACACCCTGCATTAAAGCACGCTGCTGCCTTACCGCCTGGTTTATGGCCTGAAGTTCCCGTAAGCGTTTTGGATATTGCGGATCAAGTTCATTCATGTGCCTGAACTCTGAAGTTAATGAGCGCTGTGCTACCATTAACTGACCTAATGAAGTCATGGCCTGTTTGCCATTGATGACCAAATTAATTACCGCCTCGGTATCTGTTCTCCTGTTTGCCATTATAATTTGATGTTTTGAATACCCATTTGATTAAATGCATCGGTTACAAATGCCGAGGCATCCCGGCCCATGTCTGAACCTAAAATTTCCTGAAGCCTGTATACCTGGCTCATTTTGGTTTTGTTATACCATTTTTTCGGCCTTCTGTTTGTATAGGAAACATTTGCCCCTACAGCGGCCCCGGCACGGTCTGCCCGGTTCAAACTACGTGCATGAGCAATTAATCCACGACCCACGCCCATATCTCTCAGACGGCCATAAAACTTAAATTTTAATACTACTCCTAAAAGTTCGTCATGCTCCTGTTGAACCTGTGAAACAAAGGAATTGTACAACTCATCCGTTACCCCGATTTTTTGTCTTCGGAGTTCCTTTTGAAACTTAGCGATGGTAATTTGTGCCCATTGATCGAGTTTCCCACGGATGTCTAATAATTCATGTATGTCCTTCATCTTAAAATACAATCCATATTGGTTTCGTATTATCTGGGACACCAGCACCAATTGGTAAAGGTGCAAACGTATAATAACCTGAGTGTGCCACAAAGGATCCTTTTACACCTACAGCCACATAATATTTAGGTGGCGTATTGCAATATAACCTGGTTTCATTAGGAGAATCCCTCGGGCCTTGTATACGATATGCAGTACCAACATCGCCACCAGCACCGCCATCATCAGTAGGCAGGGTAATCGGTGTAAATCCATATGTTGCTGTTGATCCGGATAATGGGATACGTTCAATTCTCAGTTCATTAAAGCCATGAACCTTCGGGTCCCAATATGCTTTATACCTGGATATCGAACGGGACACAATTTCTTCTGGATCAATTGTGTCAATGAAAACAGTTGTATCATTTCCAACATCCATTGTATGAGCCTCTATTTTAACCCTCATCAGATCCGTTTTTTTGTTTTGAAAGGCATAAGATATTTTCTTAGGGAGTACCAGGAAGAAATGTCCCTGTTCAGATTTACATCCTAGTTTAATTCTTGGTTTCATTCTTTCCACGATGGAAGGGGGAATATTGGCTGTTATGATTAATGGCTTACTTGCATTCAAAAAACGCCACCACAATGCATCATCAACATTTAAATCCAAAGGCTTAGCCTGTGGGAAAACTTTTCCCCCAGCAACATTTTTCATTCCACTGTAATGCAATAGTGAGATTGGCCACGTATTTATGTCTTCAGTCTGATAAATACTGAAGGTTTGCTGATTTTGGGGATAATTAGCTGTTTCATCTTCCTTTAGTCGAAGAGTCCCGATTTCCATTTCAATTTCATTTTCACCCTGACCGACCTTTAAAATGTATGGAGCCTTATAAACTGGCGCATCTCCAATGCCTGTGTTCCATGCCGGATCGCTTTCGTCCAATTTTAGCTTTACGCTGTAACCTTTTTGTTCAGGAGCCGCAATAGACTGAATACTTTCTATATACTGTGAAATATCAATGTATTCCTTATTGATTAAAACCGATTTAGGGGTCTCGACTGAAATTGTATTTGTGGGCGCATCAAAATCAATACTTATTCTCCTTCTTTGAGCCGCCTGTTTTAAACATTCGCTCATTTTAATGTCAGGCAAATATCCTAAACTTGGAAGAATCCCATATCCTAGCATTGCCCGCCTTGTAAATACATATATGTTCAGCTCATCAGGATCAGTGAAATATCCGCCTTCAACTTTAAAATTTAAGTATTCCAGCATCTTTTTGATTAAATAAGAAAGTCTAAAAAAAGGTGCTTCAATGGTGTTGGGCCTGCCTTTATCAACTTTAAACTGTTGGGCTTCATGATCCCAATAATTAATCATCTTATATGCTATATCAAGCCCACTGTCATCCCATTTGTCATTGAATACAGGAAAAAACACGCAATTATAATTTAGTGGGTTAACACAGGTATTCTTCATGTGGGCCTGAAAGTTTGCCTGAGTTGGATGGCTATAATCTGGATCAAACGTATAAATTTCTCTTACTCCAGCATGTTTTAACTTTTTAGCAACAGCTCCATAATTTACCTTTAAAATGAATTCTATTTCATTACTTACTATTTTATAAGAGAAAATCCCTACAAAGAAGGTCACACCCGAATAAAGAACCCGTACCGGTAATTCATAAACTTTTCGGTCTGCTTCTACCAGGTGACCGTATTGTATGAATATCTTGTTGTTTGGGGTAAGTTTAGCCTTTCCGGAATAAGTAATATCCTGTACAAATTTGTCAGGATCGTTAAATAATGAATTGTTTCGTTCTACCGGAATAGTAGTATCGTAATTTAATTCAAGGGCTTTACCGGAATCGTTTAGGATTTTAAGCATAACCTTTATACTATACTTTTAGCGAACGCCTTTAATTGATCTCCCATTTGATTATATCCAGGGGTAACAGGATGTACCGCATTGATGTACCGTACTATTTGATCCGTGTTTCTTGAATTCGCATCTACTAGCTGCTTAGGGAAATTATTTTCAGTATCAATTATTGCATTCCAGGGTATTAAGAAATTTTTATCAGTCTCAGCATCGATATTGTCAAATTCTAAAATCAACCTTTTCTGGTAGGATTGTATATTTCTAACGTACCTGGCCCTGTTTTGATAAGTTCCTCCATTTTCACCAAAGGCATCCTGGCTAATTGATGGCATTATAGGTGACATAATCGCACAATTAATACCAGGTACTGCAGTGTGAACCTTGGTTAAAATAGATTTCAAAAGTGTGATCATTGCATCAATGTTATACTGCATTGATTCATCATCAAGAGAGCCATAAAGATCATTGATGCCTAAATGAATACCGAAAATATCGCCTGATATCATTGTCAGGCCCCTATTTGTTAAATAGTAGCTGTAGTCAATAGCAGATGTCCCTGGATTCCAGAGGGGATTGCCGGAAACAACAGACATACCGGTATAAGGAATATTAGCATCGCCAGTACCGGAATCTTTAATCAGGGTTCCGTCTGTTAGTGGATCATTTGGCCCCGAAATCTTTTCAATAGAAATATAGCCGGTTCCAGAGGAAACATTTATCTCTCTTACCCCAAATGTAGAGCTGTTGTTTGTATAGATAGCACCAGGCGCAGGCGTTGTTGTTAGACCCGTAACTGGTATTTTATAGAATGTTCTTCCTGCTCCGGCATAATCGCCTATAGTCCAACCCCCACGACCTTCAAATAAGTTAGGTGCAGTGCCTAGTGATCCCTGGAAGATAATATCTAACGGATCAGTGACCTGCTCATCTATTATAATTTGCTGAGGCTGACCAGCTGCATTTGTGCTATCTCCAAAAAGATTTATATGGAGTGCTTCACCCGTACCATTTGCTGTATCTGAGATATTAATTTTCCCATTGTAAGCTGCCAATAAAACATTTTGGTACCTCACTTTAATTGATACGTCAAAGTTTCCAGAGGCTACAGGATCAAATCTCAAAAATTTCTCATATTGAGTACCAACGAGGCACACAACATCAATATCTAAAAGGTCAAATGCAATATTGGTATCCAGAATGTTTTTAAAATATATATTGGTTTGCTTTCCAACTAGTGCGTAAATTTTAGAATTAAGGATAATATTAACGTAAGGGACAAACATCCCACTTGGTGGGGGAAAATCGATTTCACTCTGTATTCGTTCCATAAAGCCTTCCGTAGGCTTAGCCTTGGTTACAAACGCCCCAATTTGAACCCATAAGTTTCTCTGTCCGGACGATATTGGATTGAAGCTGGCCTCTAAATTACCATTAACAACATAATGGGCGATTGTAAATGGGGGATTAGGAAATATCGATTCCTCATTTGTATCTACTCCAAATGCATCAATAAACTGATTTGCTTTATAGCCAAAAAGCAACTCATCATTACCTGCATTAACAATTTGTGTGAACCCAATCGGAATATCTTTTGAAGTGGCGGGAGGAACACTCACAACTTTTGTTCCCGAAGCCAATATTGAAAAATCACTGGCTTTGCATATTTGCCAATAGATGGCGGTAACTTCCGTTCCCCTTGCTCTAACATTAAAGTTAATTCCGCTAAAGTTTTGAGGGCTGCCAATTGGAGCTAACCAGCCAGAGAATGTTGAGCTGGTATCCTGGTAACTTGAAACAGCTTTTAATAATGGTTCTTCCGCAGATTCAAAAACGTCTATGAGCTCTGACGTTTTATTAAGTAAATCAGTAGTTTCTTGCAGTGAAGGTAATGCTGGATGTGCTGTTACAATTTCATTATTTACTTCTGTTAATAATTTCGTATTGGGTGTGTATACCATCTCATCGTTAAAGAACTCAACCAAAACACCGGTTCCAAGATCAGGGCCGGTAGATGTATCTTGTTCTAACGGGAACACCATAGAACCATTCATATTATAAGAAGAAATGGCAAAGTCAGATTGAGGAAATGGGTTATGATCACTTTGGCCAACCCCGAAGGTATCGGTTCTCTGATCAGCTGCATATTCGAAGTATAACTGATATCCAGCTGTATTATCTATTACTGTATCAAAAACCACCGTAATCAGGTGTTCAGTATTTGCTGCCAGACTTAATCCATTAAGTTGCTTAAATCCTAATACATCACCGAATCTATTATTTTTGGTAATTCGAACATGGACTTTGGTGATAATTGTACTCTGTGCTTTAATCGTGAACTTTACAATATTGAATTTTATCGCTGGATTACCTAATGGAGATCCAGCCCCCGAAAAAACGTCTCCATTGAAATAAAATGATGGGGGGAAAAGGGTTGTATTAAATGATTTTCCTTTTGAAACGATTTCCTGAGTTCCGTTAAAATTATCATCAATCGCTTTTCTGTCAGCATAGCCTTCTAATGAAATCTCAATTGGAGAATACATTGCGCTCCAATGTTCTCCGTCAAAAGTTAAAACAGCGGTTAACACAAAATCATCACCAACTTTTGCAGGAATTACTAAAGATAAATTGTCTGCATCTTTAAAATGGGTATATACACCTGGTTTGGCTGAATAAAACTGAGCCAATACCGGACTGCCGGGATTGGTTTCAATTACTGCCTGACCCTTATAGTCTCCCTTAATATCGGAGATCTTGAAAAGTTTGGTGGTACCATCATTATTAATCCCTAAAATTTTGGCATTCATCAATGAACTAGCATTTGGGATTTCATCAATTGGGGATAATTCTCCTGGGGGCGGGGTAGGTAATAATTCGTCACTCATTTTAAATGGTTATTAAATCGTGGTTAATGGATGTAGCCAGGAATTTATATTCCTTGTCAGTTAGATAAATATTGGCAAAGCCGGTGTTTTCATCGATGTAAATAATGCCGGGTTCCTGTACATCACCCTCGGTAAATGCATGATCATCATACAGGTATTGATATTCGAATTTTTGAGCTAAAAGGTTGTTACCATCTTCTATTTCAGTAATCGTTTTCGTGGTGACTTTAAGCGGAAGTAGTTGGTTTCCGGCAATTCGATACTTTAATGGAGACAAAAAGAAATCCCTCATAAATATCAGAATAGATCTGTTCTTTATGAAACCAGTTGTTACAGAAAGCTTGCTGCTGATTTTAACATCAAAAACCAAAGAAGTTCCTTTTCGCAGATCGGAAGGTGCTGTTTCAGGTTTAGTAGCTTCAGATTGCACAACATCAAATTCTGTACTGCCTTTACCATAGAACATCCGGCTATCAAAAGAACCCCAGCTGCTCCAATTTAAAAAGTATCTGATATATTGCAATGGCCGGTAATCCATCAGGTATGTTTGGGTTTCTGTGATACGTTCACCTTGATCGGTTGACAGCCATATCTCATAACCTAACAGTATTTTATTTCCGTGATCCAACGGCGTATAAACTTCAGCGTAGGTAACATTGAATGCATACTTACGTTTTTCCAACAGTGAGAAAGAATGAAGATCTACCTGAGCCTTACTGCCATCAGTAAACCTCAAACGACATTTTAATTTAGCAGCAAATGTTATCCCCGGATTGTAATAATATAGGTATTGAGGCTGATTAGACCGTGTAAAAGAAATGTTTTCTCCTTGTTTTATAAACCGATGTCTGGCAGATGGCGGAAATAATACATTGGATATTGTTTTCGTGCCCTGACCAATATAGGACATACCACCATGAATTACCGTAAATATGCCGGAGGTATTGCGTTTTCTGATCTGCAATGGTTCACCATAACATTCAGCATATTCAAAATAATAACGTCTACAGCTTTTTTTACAAAGCAAGGGGCTATCTTCTGGAACATCCGGTAAATTATTAAAGATTTCAGCTGTAATATTATCGTGTAGCTTATCATCAATTATAGCTTCAGCGATTATTGAAGTACCTATAACAGCTGTTAAAGTTGCTTCATAAACTAAATCGAAACCCGTGTTATCTGCATTTTCCAGGTAAAGATTAAACAGTATTCCATAGTTCGATTTAATAATTTCAGTTACACCAGGCGTGGTATTATATCCGGTAATATTAAAACCTAGGCCTGTTTTTTTTGCGGTCAAAAGAATTGGAGACAAACCACCAGGTGATAAGCTTATATCGAAATCTCTGCTTAATATATAATTCGCTTTGAAGCATTCTATTTGTGCCCATATTGGGATAATTAGCCCTCCGGTTGAGCCATGAAACTGGTAACCGCTATCATCAGGAGTTATTGCAGCAGTCATGGTAACCGTTTGAGATCCGTATTGTAATACGATCTGCACGCCAGGGGCAACATCAGGTACAGCTACAGAATTAATTGCTTTTACACCTACCTGATCATAAATGCCGGTACAGGTGAATTTTGCAGTAATCTTATCTGCGCTAAGGGCTAAAACCGGTGGTGGAGTTGTTAAGACTACAGACATATATCATTAGGTAATTGTACGCCAAGATGAGGAAGAAACGGTAAAAGCTAAAGGACACGTAAACGTGTACCAAACCGTATATCCGTACCATTGTGTATTCATTGGCCCTACTTTTTGGTATGGAACTTTATCAATTGTAAACGTTACATTTTTACCCGGTAGAATTGCTTTTCTACCGGCATCCTTTTTCATTTTAGCAAGAAACTGTATGATGATCGGAAGGCACAACTTCCGGGCTTGCTTACGGCTCAATAAATCACCGGTTCTGGCCAGTACATAAAATTGGCCGCTGATCTCCTGTGTGTGATTGTTACTCTGGGCATCTGCAAATTCACCCTGATCAGCAGTAAGCAGGAAAACCGGTGAAGTAGCGGAATCTCTTAAAGCGTTATCAAATTCTTCAGTATCGTCAGGCTCATCGATGTAAAAGAAAGATTTACCCGATTCAGTATGGTTGATATCCTTACTGTCAATAGCAAGGTTTTCAAAATAGCTTACATAAAGTTCCTCATCAAACATTATTTCTGGTTCCTTTCATATTCTTCAATTTTATCTTTAAGATCATCCAAAAAGAGATAGATGCCAGTTGTTTCGGTTTCATTGAAGTTCCCAAATTTTGCCCCGGCAACAGTTTTAATTAAATCTTCCATGTCTGGAATTGCATCCGATTTTTTAGCCCCTGGCTTGAATATCATGGGGTACTTTTTAAAAATGAAGTTCCTGCACCCCTCATAATTAAAAAGGATTGCACTGCGCAGGGGATTACTCAAATTTCGCATGCTTGAAGCTTTGGATCTGATACGTATCTCACTAAATGGTTCCCTGAGATCATTGCCCTGCAAAACTTTGGCTTTAGGTCGGTAAAGTGTAGCAATCAGTAAATCCAGAAATTTGGGGTTTTTGTTTCTATTGTAGGCATTGTAATACATTTCTGTATGCCTGAATTCTTTAATGGTAGAATTTGATAGCCTGTTTTCCGGCCCCGTATATTTTCTAAACCTGATCTGAAAGAATGGCACTAACCAGGTTACCAGTTTATTTTCTCCGTATAGAAAAGTAAGGGTTTCTTTTAGCTCAAACTTTTGTACAGGGTTCAGGCTGAAAAACAGTTTTTTCGGAATCCCATAAAATACTACCACTGCCACTGAAAACGCTTCATCCAGGGTTATATCCTTAGATATGATCTTAACCCACATCAACAGTTGTTTGTAAGTCAATTCCTCCCATGATGAAGGCGCTTTAAAGGATTGTCCAGCGATGCTTATAGTATTCATTTAAATCTTTTATATATCAAAAAACCAATAATCAGTACAGGAATAATTATCAGAAACCACCAGCCATTAAGGTTCGCTTTTATCGTACTATCTTTCTTTACATCACGCTGAACATCCTTAGAGGTAGATTTTTGCCGGTTATTGGTCGAACTGTTTAAATTGGATTCTTCCTTTTTACCACTGTAAGTGGATTCCGACTTATGGTTATTTATAGATTCCTCCTTTTGACTTTCTTTGTGCTGTTCCTCTTCAACCCTCATCCTTATGCTTTTGGCCCGCTTTAAAGCGGCATTGATCAATTTATCCATAGGACTATTGCCGGTGGTATCGACATCCTGATTAATATTGCTATCCAGTTCAATGGTTACTTCAGTCACCTTTTTCGATGATGATTTTTCCTTTGTTTTTATGGTAGATTTTGAAGTGTCAATCTTTAAAACAGCAATGCTATCGGCCGATTTTGTAGTGCTTTTAATATCCTGAATAATAGCACTGTCATTCGTGACCTTGCTTTTTGTTGTTAATTTATGGATGAGATTACAACCAGAAATGAAGGAAAAGAACAGCAATCCAATCAGGAACGCAGTCCAGATGTTAATACGTTTTTTCATTTTATGTATTTTACTACGGCATAGATTTGCCCTTTCATTCGATACTTTTTGTAAACACCATCACCTTCTCGGCTTCCTGCAGCATTGGTATTCCCTTCCACAGTGGTTACCCAGGTGTTAGACCAGTTATCAATAAATCCCGTATGAGCAACCCTTCCCTTATTTTCAAACCAGATATAGAATACATCTGCCATTTGTGGGATTTCCTTTACTTTCCCCTTCAGATAAATAGTTTCGCCCTGCTCCATGAGTTGAACACATCCACCTGATCTGGGTTTACTAAATCCGTTTTGACCAAAACACCAGGAAACATTTGCGGCACACCACGGATCACCTTTTTTAAGCCAGACATACTTTAAATAAGCCTCAACCTGAATCCCGTCATTCCGGCCTGTCAGTTCTCTAACACCTATCTGACTATAATATGTTGCACGAATCTTCTCTCTTATTGAGGGGGCATTAATCCCTTGCTGAGCAAAACAAGCAAAGCCAAAATGGAGAAGAATACAAATAAGGAAACTTTTATTTTTTGCCATGGTTCTAAGTTTAAGAAGTCATTATTAAATCCTGATTTCATATATCGGCCTATTGCAGGCCATATACCTTTAGTGATGCTCCAGGTTATAGCCTGATAAACTGCATAAGTAAAAATTGTAATAGCTTGTAGCTGTAGCACCCCCGGATCATACGCCCCAGCTGTTGGGTAAAAGATCCTGATGATGTAAGGAGATGCCAGGAACAACATCAATGCTGCAAACAATGCTGCATATTCCTTGAAAAATTTAATAGTGGTCGCTTTCATTGTTTATCTTTTTTTAAATCCAATTGTCTTTTGTATTCCTTCAGGTCAATTTCCTGCTTCTGAGCGTTTAATTTTATGTTTTCCAGTTGCAGATCGTAAAGCTGGTTCTTTCCGTCCTGAAAGGTTTTGTTGGTATTGATCTCAGTTGTGACATCTTTGAATTTTATGATCACTCCGAAGTAAACCCCAGCTACTGACACACTACCAATTGCCAAGCTGACTACCACTGTCCATGCCATTCTCAGGCTAATGGTTATTGCCCTATTTTCAATGCTTTCATTTGTATCTCTCATAAAAAATAAATGTTGCTGTTAGGATCATCATTTAAATCAACTGCATCTGGAACGGTATATTCAGGGAACTGATCCTTATGCTTTGCGATCCATTTGCGTAACGTTTCCAGTTGGCCTTCACCTTTTTGCTGAAGTCGATACATAGCGATCTGAACCCGGTTAATCTCAGCAGCTGTACGGTTCTCCACATTACCAGATATTCCACCAACCGTTTCACTTAACTGGTAAATACCCGTAGCATCAATGGATAGTGCCAGATAAGGAATAGCTTCCAGCATCGTAAAGCTTGCCACTGGCCGTTGCACTTCCTTGATTAACTCTTTTTGGATCTCACTAGCCCCACCGTTTAAGATTAAGCCCCGTAATAGTGTATTTAAATCTGCTCCAATTAAGTTATTCAGATAGGTTCTTTCTGCATCTTCCTGGTAAGTTCTGAGTACCTGGTACAGCTGGGCATTGTTTCCTATGTTTACACCTGATTCCTGAAATTCAGCAGATGAATTAATGTACATGGAGCGGTTTTTCTTACGCTCTTCTGAATTTTTATAGGTTAGGAAACTGTCTTTATTTGCTTCTAAATAATTAACAGCAAACTCCAAGGCATTATATCCCTTTTCAAATCCATCTTTCCTTAATGCCATCAGCTTCTTATCCGATGCCGGGGCACTGTTTGCACCCTTTACTACATATATACCACCGCTGTTTATCTGAACGGCACCTGATACGGAGAAATATGCTAGCAGGAAGCCAACACATGATTTCTGCACGAAGTCAAATGCTGGTTTTTGTACATCTGTTAAAGTGGATTTGGCCGCTACCAGTTCATTGAATACTGTTCTTCCAATTGCCGGAATGATATGGTTATCAATTCCGTCATCAATAAATGATTGTACGCCTGATAGCTCCATTTGAATGGAAATTGCACTGTTGTGCTTTTTGATGTCCTGAACGTTATCGATCAATGCCATTATGCCTCTGGGTTCTTAGGTGTAACCGGATCTGTTATTTTTGATGTAGCACCCTGATCAAGTGTTTGCAATTCCACTTCAACAACCGGGAATCTTAGAGTGGGGTACCTTTCAAACCATCCATTGTATAGTGCTGCAAACACCAAAGGTTCAAGAATTACATTCCTGTAAGGCTGAAGAAGAGCTGTTTGAATATTCATCGCAATTCTTTTATCTGATCCGGAACCGGAATCCTTACCTCTCCCTGGGCCATTGCCCACCAGTGTAGGATCAACATTAAGGGCACGCATTAAATGCTGTGAGGCTTCCTGACTATCTTCCAAATGCTGTCCATCGGTAAAGCCTGAAGCAATAGGGGTGAAGGTAAAACCATTAACCGGGTTGCCGCTGGGATCTGTTCCGACCTCGGAAAGCAGAGTGGCACCAACGCCTTCGATACCAGTAAGCTTTTTATTCATGTCCGCCACTTTGGCTTTCTTAATTTTTTCCTGCTCATCCTTTTCGAGGCTGTCCCAATCCTTATTTGCCAAACGCCAATAACCCGCAGGAATGGTAACTACATAACTTGCTGAAAGTATGCGCTTCATGAACTTTAGTTTCCATTCAGGTATAAGCTTTTTAATGTTGTACCAATCAGAATTTACAAAGGAAACCCACGGAGCAAGTGAATAATATGCTTTACCAGGTGAAGGATAATTAACAGGGTATACAAAGCGCTTAAGGGCTTTTTTCTTTTTTAAATCGTCTATGACGGTAGACCTGTAAGGATCAACTACGGTGTAAGTTTTGGTATATTCATCTTCTGGCTTCGCATCAGGCCAGTTTGCCGATACATATAGATTGACAATGGTTCCTGTATTGTCCATTTTCTTGAACCTTGACCATGCGGCCTGATGAACGCTTAGCGTTGCTATCTTATCCCCACCTTTGGACTTAACCATATCGGGGAAAATGTTTTGAAACCAAGTGAAATCCACGCAAGCTTCTCTCCAATACCGGTTAAATGGTATACTCGCTAAGAAGCCATTGATTTCATCATCATCTATTCTTTCAGTTTCAAACTTTTTAGTCGTTTCATTGAACTTTAAAACAACGGCAATAACTTCTTTTCCTTGCAATAAGCGCCCTTTCCAGTCAAGCAATGCTCCAAGTTCAGTATCTGCCTCAACCTTTTGAATGATTTGTTGCGGAAAGTCATTAGCCTCACCCCAGAAAGATATTGGATTGCTACCTGTTTCCTTTGGACGTGGGGAATCCAGCTCTATCTCCGGTTCAGGAGTAGCATAGTTTACTATGACTTCCCCATTACCGATTAAGGCCAGGCTATCCCCAATAAATTCAGCTTCAGATGGTTTGTTCATAAAATTACTTTATCACCGTTAAACCGGGTAATCAGTAGCACATGGATTTTCATTATACGATCTCCATCGAATGCCCTGATATTCCGGGTGTAGTTTTCAAAATGGTTGGGATTTTTTTTACTTGAATTGCTTTTTCCAGATCCTTCCAGTACCGCATTTGCAAGTGTGATCTTTTCGCCTCCGGTGTTATCCTTCAGGTTGCATTTAACCCATGTAATTGAGCCGAACGGAATAAAATTTCCATTTCCGTCCCTCTGGTTCATTACGTTGAGCATGTCTACAATTCTAATCATTCCCATTTCCCAAAAATCCATACATATGCGTGCGTGCGAAAGGACAGGGAAAGACACCTAAAAAAATGGCTGAAATTCATTGCAGTGAAAAAAAATGCAAATCATTGAAAATGAGTTAGAAATGCCGAATTTTCAAAAAAAACAGTTACAGCGGGACAGAGTTCACCACGCCACGCACTATCCGACAGGGAAAGTTTGCCCGATTGAGTTGCTGATATATGATTTGCCCTTTTTTGAATGGAAAACACAAAAAAGCCCTTTCATTGGCTTGAAAGGGCATATAACAGGGATAGTATTGTTTAATCAGAGATGATGAGGCTACTAGACACGTCATTGTACCCGTATTCCTCCTTAAACTTACCGATGTAGAGGGTTTCAAAGGCATCACCTAAGTGCGGTGCATCTTCCGGTGCGACCTTACCGGATCGCTCTGGTGTCTTGTCTTTCTCGAATAGTTTATCTCCAATGGAACGGCTACCGGTCTGCTCCATTGAACAAAGCAACTGATCTGCATTGTCCAGGTTGAATCTAACCGGCTTGAACTTGTTTGATGTTTCTTTAAGAACAATCTCCCATAACCTGAACCGCACGTGCTGCTTTGGCTGTCCACCGATGTGACGCATATTAACCTTCCATTTCTTTTCCCTCAGCTGTTCAGTGATCAGTTGCGAATAGGACTTAAGGTTGGCCGCATTACCACCTGTTGCAGTGTTGTCATAGAAGTAGTTTACTTCTTTGCATGGATGATACTTATAATACTCAACGAACTCATCAACCAGGTCACTAAGCACCTTCTTGTCTTTACGTAATACAAACATAGACTTCAGTACACGGTAGAACCTGCTGCTATCCTGACCAATTACAAGGGACTTAATGGAATCATTATAATCAAATGCAATGTCCAGAGGCTTATTCCTTGTAATGTCATTGTCCTTCCTGCAATCTTTAACAACCCCATCAGGTAGGTAAAGTCCCAGGCTATCGATAAAGTTATAGTCGTATGAGTTGTACCCGTGTAGCTGCCTGTCCAACAGGTGAAAGAAACCGTTCTCTACAGAAAGGTTCTTTTCATTAAAGATAGAGGTATCAAGTACACTTTGCTTCATTTCCCTTATCCATTGGTGGAACTTACGTTCACCCAGGATCTTTATGTTTTCAAGGGCTGAAGCTTCGGAGTACCATACCAGACTATTACGACCACCATCAGTAGACAGTTCCCCCATCTTCAGCTCACTGATCGCTTTGTAATAATCGCATAGTTTTTTATAGAGAATCTTTCTGCGAGTTTCGGTACACTTTTCGTCCTCATATTCAGCCATCATTTCATTGAACCTGATCTGGAGGGATAGCACCTGGCCAATTACATCAAAGTTAACCTGCTGGCCCTTATCCAATATCCACCTGCCTTTTTTATGCGTGGGCATATCGGTGTACATGGTGACCATGTGATGCTCCCAAAGGTGGCCGAATATTTCGTCATTTCCCCGGTTTGCCGGTACAACCTCATCCAGGTACTGATCATAATTTAGAAATTTGACCTCATCAGCAACAACAGCGTCAAAAGATTTTGCGTTTGATAACCCTTGCTTATCCTGACTAACCAGGTACATCACATGCCCATTGTACCAAAATATATAGTGCGATGGATCTAAAACTTTATAGATCGGATCAGGGATGTTTAATTTCGCTGGTGGGCGTTGCCTTACCCAATAATGAACACCATGAATGTAACCCATCTTTTCCCATGCTTTAAACAAGGGTGGAAGTGTCCGATCGAGCAATTGCATGTAAGTGTTTCCAATTACACCAGTAGTGCCTCTTGGCATTTGGTTGGCCCCATGAGATGACCGATTTGCAATAGGCTCATCTGTCTTTCCAGTAGCACGTGCCCAAACCCCGTATTCTTCCGGGGCCATGATCAATCTGGAAAGCGTTTGCGGTTTATTCAGCCAGATGTCCTTAACTTCCATTTTGTTCAGTAAAATCTATTGATTCGCTATCAGATAGAATGATATCAATTTTGTCCTTTTTGCGTTTTGCGAGGATCCTGGCAACAGCTGCATCAGGATCTTCAAGTTTAGGGAAGCCCAACGCTGAAGGATCTGCAACTAGGTTAAAGTAGGGAATATTGATATTAGCGTAATCAGGTAGATCAGGATCATCCTTCATGAGCCCTTTTATATCACATAGCACTTTGAAAAATGCAGCTGCACTTTTTGAATCTCCATTGCTCTGGGCTTCCCACATCATCTTTTCGCCCCATTCAATCATAATTCCCCTAGCAAAATCTTTATCATCCCGTGAATAGGTAGAAAGAAAGAAACGTTTTGCACTGGCTATATCATCATAGGCAGTCCGGTAGGATATTTTATATTCAGCAACCAGGTAATCGGCTAACCGGCTAAAATTATAAGGCTGGACAATATCCTTTTTCCCTTTTTTAATAATTTCACCATTGCGCATCAGTGCATCGGCTTTTCTCCACCTATCTAGCATACCTTTCTGATCAGCGGGCAGCTGATCCATTGTGCCAGATAAAAAAGCTTTTAAAATGGCATCATAAGGCGTTTCTACCTTTATGTTTCGTGGCTTAAGTAAATTTGCTAAAATTGGAATTCCGCTCATGATTTTATCTTACCTCCCAAAGCAATAATTCGGTTTTGACTTTCAGTAATAAGTTTTTTTGTTTGTTCGATATCCCTGCAACCAGGGGACTGTAGTCTTATTTTTGCTTTATAAATGGAAACCCGCAAAAGTTGTATTTCTTCTGCAGGGGTTCTTTGTATTTTGGCTTTCAGGTCTGGGAATTCTCCGTTTAGATCGAAGTAATCAATCAGCTTGTATCTGTCCCTGATTTTACCATGTAAGGAAAGAATGTTTTTTGCAGTAAGCAGTAAAAAAGGTTCGTTTTTACTCATGTCCAGTTCGGTCATGTTACGTTCTAACTGCCGGTACAATGTTTTTTGATCTTCCTTTATTTGCAGGTATCTTTTTAAATCTTCAGTATTGGATTTGCACTGATCAGGAGTTTTAACCGGCTCCACCTGTTCTGACGGAGCCGGGGCATGTTGCTTTATCTCTAGTTTGGGTTTATCAGCTATTACATTTAATTCCGGGGCCATCTTGCGAAGTTCAGCTTCCAGCTTTTCAGTTGTATATGGCGTGGGATCAGCTTCCAACAACCGCTTTAAAAAAGTGTTGTTGCCATATTTAATATACAAAGCAGCTCCTGTTTTGTAATCAAGTCCATTTTGTAGCCACGCATTTATTTCCTGCATGCTGCAAATTGCTCATAACAGGCGTTTAAGGAAAGGACAGGGAAAGTATTAGCTTATGGGATAATTTGCGGTTAAAACTTCAACTTTCCTCTTTATGTACCCGCTTTTGTTGTTGATCGTTACGCCCTGCTCGATACTCCACATATGCCACCCAAACTTTTTAGCATATTTCTGCAGTAACGGAGATGGGTAGGAACTCAACAAGAATTTACCCTTAATTTCTGAAATTAATATTAGTAAGTTCTCAAAATCCTGCTCAGAATAGCCATCATAATGGCCGCAATCAGAATTAAAGTAGGGCGGATCAAGATAAAAGAACGAAGCTTCACGATCTCTACTTTTAATAATATATAATGCATCCGCTGATTCTATTTGTACGTTTTGAAGTCTAACTGCCATTTCTTCTGTAAAACGCTCACGATTATTCATGATTTTTTTTGTTGTTGTATTCTTACTGATATCATAGCCCCATGAACTATTAAGTTGAGCACTGAAACTTTGAGAACTAAGCACCCACACTGCCCATGCTCTTTTAACCTCATTGAACATATGCGGGTAATTATAAATCACTGCAGCGTCTTTATGCATGTCCCTACTATGCAATGATATCCTGATCATCATTTCCAAGCTTATGAAGTTGTTCTGAACAACCCTATAAAAATTTATCAGCTCCTTATTTGTATCGTTCAGTACTTCGACTTCTGATTTTTCTTTTGCAAAGAATACTGCCCCGCCACCTATGAAAGGTTCACAGTATAGTGTGTGTTCTGGAATTACGGAAGTAATTTTATCCGCTAACTTCTGTTTCCCACCATAGTAGGAAATTGGTGTTTTTAATTTTGGTTTCATTTTATATTCGTAGTTTTGAGTTCTCACAAAAACAGAATGCATTGATACAACCTGCCTGGCTTACGCCTCGGTATTTGCATTAGTGCATTCTTTTTGTTTTTGTGAGAAATTACGAAGGGAACCGAGGCGTTATTTATTCATCTGGCAAAGCTGCATTTACTTTTCACAATGATAAAGGACATAAAAAAAGCTTCCCATTTCTGAGAAGCTTTCAATCAATCTAAACCTATAATTATGAACTATGCAGTCGCTTTCTTTACTCTTATCAGGTAAGAGGTTTCAGTTTTCAGAAGTGCCTCAGCCTGCTCAACGGTCATTGTTCTGAAGTCAATGAAACCGATAGGACTGTAAAGCGTTGGAAGGTGCGTATTGACTACTTTGTATTTACCTTCGCACTCCGGTAGCAATTTGATTTCTGGATCTTTCATAGTATTTAAACTGCTGGTGCTGGAACTGCGCCTTTGTAAACATAAACAGGGGCCGCACCATGACTTTGGAAAGTAACTTTAGAGCCAACTTCACCAGTAGGACCCACACCAGTACCGCCTTGTATTTTGGTAACTTTCGCAGCTATCATTTGCGATCCCAGTTGCCAAAAATGATTAGATCCATCATTCTTTCCAATCAAAAGAATCCCACGATAGTTTTTAATTGCCTGACCAGTACCAAGGCTTTTAGATGAATTATCTGGGATAAAGGCTTCAGCTCCTGTTTGAAAAATTTGGCTCAACTCTTCACCAACGCTTTCCCAATTTATCCCTGATTTAGAAAATAGAGGTGTAATTGGAATTGGTGCTTTACCTGCTTTTAACACGTGATCCCCTGTAATTTCGACCAAGCTTGCCGCTGTAGTTCCCGCAGTGGGTGCTTTTAAGCCGGTGCCATCAACAAAAAAAGAAAGTGGGATGAAAAATCCATGTTCGGCAACGCCACTTGGATTTTCGTTGCCATCACCGAAGCTAAGGCCAAGATCTGTTATAGTTCCGTAGTCCATATTGTTAATCCTCCAAAATTGTTACAGCGCCAGAACCTATTTCAACTAACTCTGCAACTAAATCAGGTTTTTCAACCAATTCTTGTGCAGTGTAGTTCTGGCCATTGTAGTTAACACCAAAATTTACTTTTACATTTTTCCCTTCGACCTTTAATTTCAAGCCTTTTGGAATTAAAGCTGAAGCGCCATTAAACTTTAATAAAGCATCCTGTGCAATAGTTTCAGCATCGACCACCTGTTGCTTAAGGACAACTATTTCATTGTCCTGTTTCATGATGATCTCTTTAAAATTTTCGGTGATTGATTCCACCATTAGATTAGCAGGCATTTCGCTGATCTGCTTTAATGCCGCAATAGCTTTATCAACTATTGCACCCATTTTATCTTTATTGGTGGCACCTTCCTTTTCGGCCAATAAAGATTCAATTAGTTTCTGGATATCCATATTTGAATGTTAAAGTCCCGGCCAAACCGGGACTAATGATAAAATTTGTTAATTACGCCTGATCGTTAACCCTTACAGCTTGAATGTCTCTAAACTGAGCGCCTAAATTGAATAACCATCTGTATTTAATAATTTCCAATTCAACATCAGTGTGAATCTTATCTGTGTCACCGATGCCATCAAGTCCTACCAGCATATTTTCATAAGGTGTAACGATAAGTCTGGAAGAAGTTCCCATCCAGGTACATGGTTTAATGACAACCTTTCCTGCGGTATCTTCGAGAATGGTACGACCCATATCATCCTTTTCGGTGTATTTGCTGTATCTCTCTCTAAAATCTTTATTGAACTTTCTTGCCGAATCAACAGAACATTTCACCTCAAGCCCATTTTGAATGAACTCTGTAGGAGTGTTTGTAAGCATCAGTTCGAATTTTGAAACTGCATTAGTGTCCGTCAATGCACCGGTTACAACTGGTACAATACCTGTACCGGCAACAGCTACTTCATCAGCAATTGCTTTAGTGATTAATGTGCCTGGCCCGTCAAAACATTTCGCCAAAGTGCTTTCATCACCTTTAACAGCAAGATAAAAACCTTTCTGTATTTCTGCGCCAATAGTTATCGCCATTTGTTCGTTAACAAATTTTGAAAACGGAATGTCATCAATATTAATACCTGGCTTCATAACTTCTGACATCCAAGTCGTACGATATTTCAATGGGTTTATCTTGAAATCCCTTTTCAATAACGAAACAGCCAGATCTCTACCGCTATAAGACAGGTCATCATCCGCAGAATCAAAATCTTCTCTATACCCTCTAGTACCATCTTTTACAGTAAGTTTCGTTAACCTAATAGCGCTGGTTACACCAGGAATCATTTTAAGATCATTGAATATGGTTAGTTTTGCCCTAATTGCTGAAAACAACGCACGTTCATATTTACCAGCATATGCTGCCAGTGCCGAAGTATCTGGAGTTGCCATAAATAAAGCCCCCACTTCTTTTGGGTGTGATCCGAGCAAAACTAATCCAATGGCAATTCCAGAGCCTACCCAAAAGGATGAGGCTAATACACCAGTAAAATAGCCTATCAAGGCACATATGATCAGGGCGGAATGAAGTCTAATTTTTTGATTTTTCATTTTATGTGTTTGTAGAGTTTATAATCTATTATTTACCTAAACGAGCTTTTAACTCCCTATCGAATGAAGTTTCAAAAGCGTTCACAACAGGCTTTTCACCAGTTGAATCTTTTTTATCGGTTACCACACCTTCAATCTCTTCAGCAGGATCATCAAGAAGTGCTTTTTGATCTTTTACGGTTTTTTCAAGGTCTTTGATCTTCTGATCTTTAATCTTAGCATCAGCTTCCAATTGATCTGCCTTTTCAGCTTTATCTGAAACAGTTTGCAGTTCCGAATCCAGAACAAGGGTTACGCCTGGAATCTTCTCTGATTCCAATTCGTCATTTACGGCTGCTACAAGCTCAGGGGTAACATCATTTACAGCTAGCTTAGCCAGGGCTGACAATGATTTAAATTTGTCTTTTCCAAACATGGTTTCGTTATTTATTTGTGGATTTTTGTTGTGATTTTTTGGTGAAGAATAGAAAGCTGCAATCTGATCCAATGGCTGATTTACGGCATCATCAGGTATTTCTGAGATATCGTAGTCCTCAATGGTAAATAATCCCTCAGCTTCGCCTTCTTTAGCGGTTAACCAGTAATCCTTACCATCAAACCATTTAGATTTTACCTGATCCAGTGTCAGACCCGTTGCATCAGATAAGATTTCTGCTAATACGTCATCGTGCTTATCCAGCATATCCGCTGTGTCCCGCATATCCTGTGCATTACCCCAGGCAATGGTTGAAGCACTATGCAACATGGTTAATGATGCTTTTGCAGCATGTCTGCGACCTTCAGGAACTGATTCCAGAATAACCGCCATCATACTGGCACAAATACCATCATTCCAGGTATGGATCTCTTTTTTTGATGCCTTAATGATGTTGCACATCAAAAGACCTTCATGGACATCGCCACCTGGGCCATTTAAATGAAGGTGGATGACAGGAACATCACTCAATAAAGATAATTGACGTTGTAAGTTTCTGGCAGTGACAGGGCTGTCAGTGTACCAATATTCCCCAACAATCCCGTAAAGAAAAATCTGGGCTGATGCTTTGGCTTCATTTCTTACAACTCGGAGTACTGGCTTGCTCATGCAATACGGATTAGTTTATGTTTTGCTATTACGCTTTGTGAACACAAACATCCGTATTGCTAAATGCAGGCGAAAGGACAGGTTAAACCAGCATCAATTCAGGAAATGACTGATCAATTTCAAAAATAAACTCTGTACCATTTTCGTTTGTATACTTTTTACCGGTGTCATGGTTTTTTTTCAAGGTAACCGGCATACCAGGTGCGCCAATAATTGATACCAAGCCATTCATATCTGTAACCCTAAGCATCAACATCTGCCCCAGAAAAGGATTTAACTCTGTTTCTACTTCCTTCCTAATGTTGGAAATAAAGAAAGATCCGGAATAATTATAAACCGTTCCGTTTTCAGTATCATCAGTTTTTAACCTTTTCTGTCCAGTTTCTTCCTTAAATGGTATATTTTTCCAAGCAGCCCCAGGCATCAGGGTTACCGGGTTTAATGATTTAACATTAAAATGCTCTATAGATTCAACTTTAGCCAGACTGCCGAAATTATCACCTTCGTAATGATTCATGATTTATTATTTAATTGAAATATTAATATGATAGTTGCAATTGTGCCACGTATTGAACCTCCGTGTGGCTTCTTTGGAATATTCTTTTTCGTTCCCTGTAGTACCACCTTTTCAAGTTGTCAAAGGGAAGTTCATCTTCAGTGATTTTATAATGGTTCTGGAACCTGATGATATTGTAATCAACATAATGATCATCTGCATTGGGATGATTGCACCACCGGTACATTTCTTCACGCAATGCATTATCTATGCTTTCATTAAAGCGTTTGATCTTATCTGTACTTAAGAACAGTCCCCTTAATGCTTCATCCTTATCACCAACATAAATAGGATATCCAATAAAAGAAACATTATCAATAAGTTTTTGCGATGGTTTTATTGTCGAGGGATCACCTTTTTTATGCTTTTCTAGCATATTGAATAAAAGGAAAGAAGCTGTACCACGATTGCTAACGGCCATTTGTTCACCGTAGTGAAATTCTAAATACTTTTTTACGTGGGGCCAAACAGGCAATAAAATTCTAGCGCTCATCTTACTTTATTTAAAGTTGGCGCAGTTTTAAAAGAGGAAATTCGTGTTGGCTGATGTAAAAATAACAAATAAAATTCTATTCCAACCAGAAAGCTAATTTTTCGTTGGATAATGTGGATAGTCTGGATAATAATTTGTAAAGTGTTGATTTTTAAAACATTGTACTATCCATGGTATTTGATAAGTGCCGAAATACTATCCAGCGTTATCCA